AAAGTCTCCACGGATGAGCTTCTGGAACACACCTGCCACCTCACCACCCTCAGATAGAAGACCCATTACACACGCTTCTGGTGTGTAGGAAGGTAGTCGGAATGTTGCTGTCTTTTCTTGATATTGATTAAAATTCATTATAGTTCTTCGTAGGTAAATAGATTTGGTAGATGCTCAGAGAGTACGTTGTTAATTTGCACAGCAATGTCTCGATGCTCCTTCTGTGTAGAAGCATCTTTACGGACATTACAATAATGTAAAAACGATCTGATAGTTCCGTTCATATACATGCGGCTCATGGTGAGCCCCTCAGGAAGCACCTTACGTGCCACTTCCTTAGCAATGCCTTTAGCCACAGCCTCTTCATACATGCTATTAGCTATCTGCTGTATCGACCACACTTGGTAGTCCCACCAGCCTTGCAGGTCTTCATCGTCTACAGCAATAGAATTCTGTCGATTCTTATGGTCTTGTAGACGTGCTTCGCTGTGTACAAACTCTTTGCCTAGAGCAGAAGGCACTGCATAGCGTTGTGAGAACTCCTGAAAAGAGAAGCTTCGGTGACGCAGAATTTGTCTAGCAATGTCGCGGGTGACATTCACCTCAATGACAGCATTAGCCATTTCAAACACAGAGAAATGTCCGTGCTCTAGGCAATAAGCCAGTAGTTTTCCTACTGGCTTGTCTTGATTTGCTGGGTTACTTACCCTTGCCGCATAAGCAAGAGTTTTCTCACAGTCTGGTGTAATGGAAATTAGTTTAACGCTCATGGCTTAATGTTCACGTTAGATTCACAAGCATCGTCTACCTTGCGCTGTAGCTCTTGCTCTAGTTCTTCTTGGGCCTCTTGATCTTCTACCAGACGCTTACGATATTTAATGTTGGCCCCATGGTTTTTACTAAGGGCCATGTCTTCTTCTTGCTTACGCGATGTCTTTGACATTGTAGATGTATACTGGTTTGTTTAGTTTATTCATATAATTAATCATGTGCTTAGTTCCTTTTGAATCTCCATTCCAAATAGCAACTAATGCATCTGCGTAGTCTCCCATGTCCGTATTTCTAGCAAATCCAGCATATTTACCTAGAGCAGACCAATCTGCTGGGAACTGCTTCACTGCAATATTGTGCTCTGAAGCATACTCTTCCCCCCATGTATCTACACCACGAGCCATACCTGACACAACTTCTGTGATGTGGAACCCACTCCTTAGTATAGCAGTGCTAACCAAGTCACGCCATACACCATCTCTACTACCGGCAATAATAACTTTCATTCGTCAAAGTAATTAAATAGTTGTTCTTCTTGTTCCCGAATCTCTTCAATGAAGGCATCTACCAAGGCGTCAGAATTGACACCCAGCAAATCCAACAGAATGTATTCAGGAAGCCCCCTTAAACGCTCTAGAAGCTCCTGAAAGTCCATTTAGATAGCAACCCCAGACATTACGTACAAGGCCCGTAGGGCGCCTTCTAGGAAGTCTGTATAGCTGTCTAGAAACCACCCCGTATAACCTAATAGCAACGTAACACCAATGGGCTTTACATAGCCGGGGAGAGTTCGATTAATTTTAGGAAGTAGGTAGGTAGTCCAAGATCCTACAGCATAGAGAGCCATAAGAGTCCAGAGGATATAGAAATGTGTCATTTAGTTTCCTTCTGTTGGAGAAGAGATTTTAACATTTGTAAACAATGGATGGCTTTGTCAATGTCAACAATGCCATTCTTGAGTGGGTAGCGAGTAATGTATTTAATAGCATTACCTTCTAGAAATCCTAGAGAGTTCTTGAAAATATATTCTGCTGGTTGAATTACAAATTGCTTGTAATGGCTTCCATCTACCTGAGTGTCAAGTGGCTCAGGTTGAAACATTTCTAGTTGCTTGTAATCTTTAATATCAAATTCGTTAATCATAGATACTTACTCTTTAAATAGCGTAGGCTCACGGGCATTAAATCAAACTCCCCTTCAGGAGTAACATCGTTAAGCATAACAATACCACGGAAATGATGGTTGCCTTGTGGCCCCATGTAGTCTTCGTTGTGCTCATAGCAACTACCAGCAATAATAGAGGTAAGCCGATGACCATCACCTCGATAAGCTGTTGCAAATTGCAGCCCTTGCTGATGACCGGCGACACAACTCATGTGCTTCTTTGCCAAAACCATTTGCGCTGAAGTACAGGGTCGTCCGAGAACTCCCGACGTAAAGTAGTGACTGAAAGCAATGTTGTTAACAACCACGACCTCAAGAAAATCATAAACTTCCCATCCATATTCTTTATACTTTAAGTCTTCAATTGATATTGTTCCGTCGAGTTTACTATCCACGTTAATACAGCGATTAATTCTGTTTTCATGGTTTCCGAGAGTGAGGATATATCGGGGAGCATATCGCTCTCTATGGTTTTTAACAGCTCGTTGATTGCCTGCTTTGGTGGGACTGAGCATTGTTTCCATAGCCTCATGTGCTGCTTCAATGTCAGCTTTATACCTTCGTCCTTCAAAAGACTTCGTGCCCACGTCATAAGAGCTAAGTGCAGCCATATCTGCAAAATCCCCAAGACACACGATAATGTCAGGCTTCTTTTCATAAATGTAATTACCTACCGCAGTTAGAAATGTAAAGTCGTTTCCAGGCTTACTTTGTACGTCAGGCAACACTAAGATTTTCATTTAGCTCATTTAGTTTTTGTAGAATGTCAGCCAAGTCTGTTTTTGAAAACTGCTCCCTATAGGCTGTAAAGCACCACTCATCAGCTCCATACTCTAGCTCAAGATAGCCTAATGCTGTCTTATCTAGGAATACTTCCCAGTAGTCTGAGTTGATCTTACGAAAGGATACAGAAATCAATTCATTCCTCCATGCCCAGGGAATTTCATACGTAGAGGTTGGTGTTCTACGTCTTCATCATCTAGAGCCTCATCGTAGTTCTCATCTAGATAAAATTGAACCCCTGCTGTAAGCAAATCATTACAGGCATAATTTAGTAGAAAGCTAGCTTCTCTTTTATTAATCTGTCCTTCTACGAGAACATTTCCGTCTTGATCTTTACCTGTCACCTTTAGCTTCATGATGCCACATATCCTTTATGTAGTTTTTGTTTTGCTTCTAAATAAGCTTTAGAAGCTTCCTCTGTTGTACGAAATGTACCTAGGTAGATAATTTTTTTATTATGGCCTAGTGATGCCATGAAACCAGATCCATTTTTACGTACTCCTATAATACCTAGGGTACTGTCTGAACGTGCCTTTGTTTTATTTTGTAGATTAATTATCTGTAGCACATCCCTAAGATTACACCAGCGGTTGTCTGACTGGTCTCTATTAATGTGATCAATCTGGTCATTTGGCCAACTACCTGTCATGTAAAGCCAAGCAAGTCTATGAGCTAGATGAAGACAACCGTTTACTTGGATGTAAACCCTACCTTTTGTTTTACTTCCAGCAGGAGTACCTTTCCACCTTCGATGATTAGTACTTCTAGTGAAGGTACCAGTGCTTGGATTATAGACTAGCTTACTTTTTAACTCCTCTTGAGTTAACATTTCTTTTTTCTCTCTTCGTTTGATTTTTTTGTGTGGCACTCTGAACACAAGATTTGTAAATTCTCTTTGTCACAGAACAGGTTTTCTACAAAAGTGTTCCAGTCAACCCACCCAACTTTGGGGTCAACGCAGGGCTTGATGTGGTCTGCATTAACCTCCTTAGCAGGAAACTCCCCTTGACATGAAGCACACTTGTAAAACTGTGCTAGTCTATTGCTCTTAGGGTTAATACGCTTTTCAGTTTTAGCCTCGTTGAGTGTCTCATACCTCGGTGGCCATTTACGACTTCCTGCACGTAGAGCAGAGACAACAAAGGCTTTTTTTCTAGCAGGTGTCCATTCACTCATCTAATGGTTTCATATGTGAATTTACTAGCTTTAGCATAAACTCATTCTCATACTTCAGACGTTTATTATCCTCTGTTAATGTAGTAATGTAGTTCTCTGCTTGCATCAGTTTAGTGTGTTTATCATTATAGATATAAAATAGTTCTATTGCTGAGTTTTCTGGGACACCGTACTTTCGCAAGCGTTGTAGAAATGTTAGTGGATAAACATCAGACATCTATAACCTCTTTAGGAGAGGCCCATGAGGGCCAAGCCCATATGTCATCCATATCACGCCATAGGTGTAAGCACTTGGCATTCATCTCTAGCTCTTCATCACAACCATAAGAATCTCTGCACATGTTGAACATTTCTTCTTCTGTTTCACATTGTGCTAAGAGCTTCTCTGCTTTCTTAGGGCCTATGCCTTTACACCCCTTGATGTTGTCAGCCGTGTCACCTACCAAAAGCTGGTAATAGAAGAACCTAGTTGCTTGGTCAGGTGAAATTAGATAGCGTTCCTTTTTCTTAGGATTCCAATGCCAGCCATAATATTGATCAAGGTCTTTATCAATACTTACAATAATGGACTCTGCATTACGTTGGAAGTGGTGTACCCCAACCATGTCATCTGCTTCGCACCCATCGCTTACAAGAGCTTTCCATTCATCACGTATGTGGTCTTTAAGCATCTGTAGATGTGCGGGCTTAGGAACATCCTTACGATTGGCCTTATACTCTGGATACACCTTATTACGAAAGTTATTAGTGTTATCAGTAATAAACAACGTGTAGTCTTGAGTGTTAAGGTCAACCAACGTGTCTTCTAACATAGCATTGAGATTAAACCTTGCTTGTTCCTCAGATTCATTGGCTGCCAAGATGGCAGCTACATAGCAATAGCTGTCAGCATCAATAAGAGCATGCATCAGTATGGCAGATCATCACGGGGATTTAGATCATCGTTAGGCATGTCAATGAGGCTAGGAGCTTGTGTAACAAATGCTACAACAGATTCTGCTAGAGAGAACACAGCAGCCTTGTCTAGAGCAGTTTTAGCCCCAGGAGACAGCATAGCGATAGCATAGTTAACAGCAGATTGACGTACAATGAGTCGCTGACGCTCTGCACGTTCCTCCTTACCCTCGAAGTCTCGCCCTGAAGAACTCGCTGCCGTACGGCCCGTAGATGCTGGCGCTGCATTACTTGCAGAACCCACAGAAGCAGAGCCATCTGCCTTGGTCATAGAAGTCCATTGCCAAAATTCATTCTCCTTAACCTGTGTGATTTCATACACTTCTCCAGATTTAGCATCCTTTGCTGTGGCAAACACAGCCGGATTTACGAATGACATAATCTTTTTAGTACGCACATCCTGCTTACCATTATACTCTTGCTTATATACAACCTCGGCGCAGGAATATTTCTTTCCAGCAGGAGTGGTAACATCTACATTAACTACGGTGATCTGCATTATTGTCCTTAATAATATAATAAATACTACGTGCGTTTTCATGTGCCGCACTAGCTTCTTCAGGTGTGTCATACACACCAATATGTATCATTTTGTTATCTACACTAATCTTAGTGTAGTATCTATCTTTTACTTTAAAAACACCCCTAAATCCAGATTTCCCTGGTGTAGATGTTTTATTATAAGTATTTTCTTTTCTTGTTACTAGTCTAAGATTACTCCACCTGTTGTTTGCTCTGTCTCGATCTATATGGTCTACAAGACCAGTAGGCCATTCTCCAGTCATGTATAGAAATGCTAGTCTATGTGTAAGGTAGGTCCTATTAAACAGTGAAACTTGTAGGTACTTACTAGCCATTGGATTACCTGCAATGTCGCCTGGATACACCATAGACCGAATCCAAGGACGTTTAATCCATGTAAACACTCCTGTGTCTGGGTTATAGTTTATGTACTCTTTTAGAGTCTCTTGTGTTAGCATGTACACCTACAAATTTATTTCCTTAGCTAATATTGTACCACATCCAAGAAGTGATGTCAACACATTTTTAAATCTTCTAGGTCTTTTTTGTTAGGTCCACATTGTACTTCGGCGGTGAGAGGTACAGAGAAGTCGTAGCCCCATACTTGCTTGCATAATGCAGGTACACGTTCGACGGATTTGAGTAGAATGCTACCAACCCTTGTAACATCTTCGGATGTGCAATCGGCGACAATAGAGTCATGAATGGTACCGATAAGACACGATTTAATTCCTTCGAGCTGAAGAAGCTTCTTTGCTTCAAGTCGGGCGAGCATAACAAGATCGGCTCCAAACCCCTGTACGGGATAGTTTTTAATTTGTGTAATAGGCCATTTCATTTCTCTTCCAAACACATCAGGTTTGAATGGGAAATATCTACCACTAGGAATCTCTAGACGCCCATTAGTTTGTGCTTGCTGGATAATTGTCTTGTGCCATGCAGCACCTCCATAATACTTCTTGTAGAAGGCGTCAATGACATCTTGCCATTGTGCTTGGCTATAGCCTAGTGGAACGAAGTCTGGATCAGTAAAGAATCCATAGGCTGTAGCACCGTAAATTAATTTAAAAATAAATCGTTTTGCTGTCAACCGATCTGGTAGGTTGAAGTCGCGCTGATTGTTACTATGAAGGTCTTCTTTGTCTGTAATTTCCTTTGTCATTGTTTTATCTTTGGCAAGGTCTGCAAAAACACAGCCCTCAAGATTTTTCACGTCTACGTTGACAATAGGCATTAGTAATAGTCCTGTGGCAAGTCTGTAGGAAGTGGTCTATTTAGTAACCAAAATAATAGCAACAAGTAACTAATAGCTAGGGTAGTTTCAAGCATGCCTACTCACAATATATTGGTCTACATCTGCAGGGGTGTTCTGTAAGTTTGGTGCAGAGCTACTTAAACGCCCTGTACGGGCCACACACTGATTAAATTGACCATGTAGATACTCACCCCAGTGCCTCTCTTCCAACAGGGCTGGAAGAGCTTTTAGATAGGTTCCTACGAGCTTCTCAATGTAGGCTCTACGTGACAGCAGTGTAACAATTTCTTTCTGCACACGAGAACGTCCTTTAAGACTTTGTAATACATCAGACGCGGTGCTGTATAGACGTGTGGTGGCTTCCTTGTTGTCTTTAGTTTTCTTTAGCTCATCTTTGGCATTGGGCTTGAAGTAGCCTGGATGTGTGATAGACCTTACCTCAATGTTATCTCTTACATATTCCTGCCCCTTACGAGGACCGCTCTTGTAAATTCTTGTTTCAGGGGTTCGATGCTCTACTTCGTAGGAGCCTCCGAATAGGAAGCATGAAAGTTGATCACCACTATTGTAATTAATACCTCCAGAGTACACGTTAAGACGTGTGGTGATGTCAGATAGCTCTGCTGTAAGGGTGTCTGCTGCTTCTACAGAAGCCTTCGTGTCATACTTAAGCCCATTGTATTCCATCTCCTGCAGCACTAGCAAATCTAGTCCACACAAGATAATTAGTTTGTGTAATGCTGGTGTCATACGAGGATCTTTAAGCTGACACTCGTAGACAGCATATGTAAGCTCTACGTCGTAGTTGTTATACTCTTCTAACACCTCTTTAGGAATGTCTTCTGTGGCTACACCTTTCTCCCAATACTCGCTCACTTCGTCGAGCTTTGTGGGTAAGCCATATATCTCTGCTAGAGAATTTAGTGAAGCAAAGCTATTGGTTTGACCGGATAGAATGAATTCCGCTAGTTGTGTGTCCCATATTCTGATATTATTAGGAAGTGTAATTCCTAACTTCGTTAGGTAGTGTAAGTCGAATTTAAGGTTCTGACCAATTAGAAGTGTTGTGCGCTTAATAGCATTGCGTAGGCAGCTAACGAAATCAATGTCGTCATACCTACGATGATAAATGTTCTCATGTTCTTCTTTAACTGAATAGCTTACAGCCTTGTTACGTGAATCGAATGCGTTACCTTTGCTGTACGTCGAGGTTTCAAAGTCAAAGCACACTCGCATTTACACTTCCATTAAACTCTACCTCATCAATATAGATATTCCAATTGTCTTTTTTCCACATACCTCCAAATGTGTATAGAGACTCAAATGTATCATTACAGTGTAGCGTAGCCTCTGCAGATGTAGCCCACACTGATTCTACACAGCAGTCTGATGGGTGATGCATCATCACTACGTAGAGCTTACTCATTTACAAATCCTGCGGATTGAACAATGAACTGAAACCCAACAATCTTACGTTCAGCATAATCAAACGCATAATTGTCTCGTAGTTCCTCTGCTCGTTCTAGTGTAGCACACACATCAATGACGTGCACACTTTTCTCTGAGTTTAAGATGCCATACTTACGCAGCACAACAAACACAAGGTCTCTATTATTTGGTTTCTTCATTATCATTCTTAATAAAATAGACTAGTTTATCAACACACAGTGCTGCACACATAGAGTAGCGTACACCCTCAGGGGGTACATCTGTGTGCCTGAGACATTGCTCTTTCTTAGCACATCCTACACCCGCACAGCGGCAGATGTCATAAGCTAGTTTATTCATAGGATAAGATGTCCTTCATTCGCATGATGTGAGGTTGAATAAGCACTTCGCTGCGCCCATGTCGCATGGTACCATCTGAGTCGGGGTCACCAAGCAACTTATTCTTACTAATGTTAATAAACCTAATAGATTCCTCGTTAGGATTGTGTGTCATACCCATACCTAGAATGAAGTCACACTCTGCTTGAATAGAGGTCTTGGCATTGGCTACATGCCCCATGTCAAGCCATTTCTGTCCTTCAGCTGTACCATCTGCTTGGTGAACTAGCAGACATTGTTTACAAGGAACGTTAATATGCGTATTACTAAAAACTCTTTATGGGACAGGTATGCACAGTGTGTAGAGTTTCTACCATCATTCTCTGTAACACGTTTCCAAGACAACATCTGGTGTATTGAGTTTAGATTTATTACATTAATGCTAAGTCTTTGGATTGGAGAGCAAGATGACATTTGAAGAGTGGTTACAGTCCTATGGACAGCACTTCGAGCCTACTAGTTTAGCAAGGGCTGCTTGGGGTGCAGGATATTGGGAAGGGTTTGGAGATGGTTTCTATGATGCACAGAAGGCTCTAAACACCCCTACAAGCGACGAACAAGGTGGAGGTAATACCCATGGTGCCTGACAAGCAATTAGAGGCTCTAAAGGCCACATACGACTACTACGTATTTCAGGTGGAAATCACAGAGGCTCTCCTATTAGCCGGTAAAGAGGAGCTACGTAAAGCCTATGCAGCACTGGACATCTACCTCAATAAAGCAGAGAACACCTTCCAAGACACAGAAGGTGAAGGTTTTTGAAGAAAGTGCTTGACAAGAAGTAGCAGTTGTGCTATCATAGATGTATTAGAAGACTTATAAGATGTATAGATGAATATAGAACTAACATTAATTAAACTTCTCTTACAATGTAATTTATTTAATAAATATAACAATGTAATTGATGTTAAATACTTAAAAGAAACATGTAAAGAGATATATTATTTGTATGTAGTTCTTGAGGAACTACATACATTAAATAATAATAATATATCTATAGATGAGCTTAGTGCTTATTTCTTTGCTAAGTTTCCAGACAGTAAAGGCAGTGCTGCTTACGAAGCGTTGTTCGAGCAGCTCTATGCTATAGACGTAACGGAGGTGGTAGGCGAGAACATCCTCGCTGCTATGCAAAAGCGTAAGCTGGCGCTAGAGCTTTCTGAGGCTTCGTTTAGTTACACCCAGGGCAGGGCTACCCTAGAGCAAGTTAAGGCGCTTGCTGAGGCTCTAGAGGCCCCTGCTGAGGATGTTACGAAGACACCAAGTGAAGACCTTGACCTAGAAGCCATTATCAACTCGTCTTCTATGGAACCCGGCATCCGGTGGCGCCTACAGTTTCTCAACAAAAGCCTCGGTAGCCTGCGCCCAGGAGATTTTGGAATGTTAATTAAACGTCCAGAATCAGGAGGCACATTGTTCTGTGCCGATGTAGAGATGTATGCTGTAGACCAAGTAACTCGTCCTGTTATTCATTTTAATAATGAGGAGGATAATAAGAAAGTTATTCTGCGTATGTATATGTCATACTTTGGTGCTACTAAAGACCAGATACTTTCTAATTGGCAGCAATATAATACTATATTTAGAGAGCGTGTTGCTCCTAAATATAAATTCTACGGATTAGAGCATTGTAATAAGCGTGCCATTGAGAACATTATTGATGAGCACAACCCTGCTTTAGTAGTGTATGACCAAATGTCTAAGATTAAGGGCTTTGAAAACGACAGGCTTGACCTCAAGCTAGGTGACACCTACCAATGGGCACGAGAGCTAACCAAGAAAGGGCATGCAGCCATTGCCATCCATCAAGCCGACGGCACGGCTGAAGGGCAGAAATGGCTTGACATGGGGCATGTAGCCAATGCCAAGACTTCTATTCAAGCAGAGTGTGACTTCATCCTAGGTATGGGTATGACACACAATCCTAACGAGGAATCTATTAGATTTATTAACATTAGTAAGAACAAGTTGCTAGGTGACCCTGATTCAGATGGTACCATGCGGCACGGAAGATCAGAAATTTTAATCCAGCCTCACATCATGAGGCTAAAAGACATCTTAACTTATGAATAAACTTGCTTATGGCATTTGCCGCTGTGCTGGTGTAGGATGCTCTAAGAAAGAGCAATGTCTTCGACACACTGATGTACCTACTGATGGTGTACGTTATTCAATGTGTGCAGCACTATGTATTGGTGAGAAACTAGTCTATTTTATTAAGAACGATAATGAAGAAACCAAATAATAGAGACCTTGTGTTTGTTGTGCTACGTAAGTATGGCATCTTGAACTCAGAGAAAAGTGTGCACGTCATTGATGTGTGTGCTACACTAGAACGAGCAGAGGAACTACGAGACAATTATGCGTTTGATTATGCTGAACGTAAAATTGTTGGGTTTCAATTTGTTGTTCAATCCGCAGGATTCGTAAATGAGTAATATTAATGTTGTGTTAACAGCAGACGCAGTAAGTGTAGAGCTAGTTGTAGCGTTTGCTACATACTCTGAAGCAGAGAAATTCTGTAATAAAGAATTTGGTAACCCTAGAGGGGGTTACTGGAGAACTGATATTCCAGATGAGTATGTCTATATTGACTCAGTAGAATTTAATGGTACTGTAAATGCGAGTGTGCTTTGAC